TTACCTGCGAAGGTTGCGGAGCCGTCTGCCTCACCAAGCTCAAGGGCTTTTACTTTAGCTGCATCAGAAGTACGAGATATATAAAACTCAAGATTACCTCTGCCGTTACTGGTTCCTGCAACAGAAGCAATACGAGCCGTTATCTCGCCAGCGTTACCTGTGAAGCCAATGGATGTGTAGTTACCTGTTACATCTGTTTCATTTTGTAGTTCAAGAGTGTCTTCTGTACCAAAACTGCCCGTAGGGGTGGTGTCAGAGCTGTCTACTCTAAATGTACCTTTTAAGGCTGTCACAGCACCTGCAAAGGTGGCGTTTTGTGAGCTGTCAATCGTCAGTGCCGTACTTGTGGCGTTGTCGTCTATGCCTGTGGAGGTGAAGGTTGTCACGGTAGCCGCAGCAGGAGTAGTGCCGCCAATAATTGCATTATCAATCGTGCCAGAATTTATATCAATGCCAGTGACAGGCGTTGTGCCATCAAGCAGATTATCAATGTCATCCAAGTTGTCATTAATCTTAGTACCCCAAGTATCCTCGGACGCACCGACTTCAGGCTTAGTTAAGCCGTAAGTTGTTGTAGTTGTATCAGCCATATTATGCTACCTCTTGCCAGTCTGTAGACGTATCGCTTACGTCTGTCCATATTTCTTCAGTTATTGGTTGATCCGTCCAAACCTCAGACGTAATCGCGTTATCATTCCACTTGTAAGTTGCGTTGCATATTGTAGCACAACTTATTGATGTTGTCACAGATGTTTCTTTAATTGCGGAAACATTTGCCGTAATTGCCAAACTAGCCGCAACATTTGCGGATAACTCAAATACCGCTACCGCATTAGCCGTAACCGCAGATGTTGGCGTAAATGTCGCCTCTGCGTCCCTCACACGCTCACACAGTGCCGTAAGTGATGCGCTAGGTAGGGAAGTAGCCGAAACAGTCGTTAGGCGTTCTGCTGACGCTGTATTAGCCGCAGACGCAGATATGGCACTTGACGCATCTCTAATTCGTACTGCCGCAGAGCTATTACTTGCGGTTGCATTAGCCGTAGCCAATACATCTTTTACGATATTAGCTGATGCGGTGGCAGTTGTAATGGCAGTTACATTTGATGCGGCATCGCGTATTCTGACAGCCGATCCGACTACTGCGCCAACAGTGATAACTGTGGCGGCAGCCGCTAAGATAGAGCCATCTAATCCGTAAGAGTAATTGCCGTAAGTACTAAGACCGTAGCCGCCACGATAAACCGCCATTTATTAATCCAAGGTTATATCAAGATCGCCCGCAGGGATGCGTAAGATATCGCCCGTATCAATCGCCTTGCTTGATGATAGTGCGGCATAGGCAATAAGATTTCCTGCTGTTGACGCATCATATACACCAACATGACTGACAGTTCCGAATGATGCTGTCGCGGTGGCGTATTCAATCGCGCCACTGTTTGTCGCGGTGTTGCCTGACACGGTAAATGTCACGGCTTCACGAGCGTATGCTGTGCCTGACGTTGATACCTCAGTACCGCTTCCGTCTTCATCTGGATTGCTTGTAAAAAGTGCCAAGTACCATGAAGTCGGTCTTGTTGGCGATCCTGTGGTAAATACCCACTGTAAGGCTCTGGTTTCAAATTCGTTTGAGAATGACATTTAATAGCTCCTGATTTTCATTCTAAGACCCGTTCCGCTGAAACGTGCCTCGTTGTCACTTTGGTTAATTCCGTCTACTGCTGATTGACTTAGTGCCGCCCACGTTGTAGCTCGTTGGTCTTCATTTAGGTACGGTGCGCTGTGTACCAGTGCCGTATATAAATAGGCATCTGGGTGATACGTCAGTATCCAGTTACTTGTGTTGCTGTCGCTGAGTGCGTCAATAGTCTGATAGTATAGCAGATCAGCCGTGTAACTTTCATCTGGCGTTGGCGCAACCTCAAACTGACCGCCTGACATGGCGTAAAACTGTGGCGTTCCTGCAGTGTCGTCTTTCTGGTGTCTGCGCTCTGCCATCTCCGCATGACTGATAAGTTCTAGGCGTTGAGTGCCACTGTCCGTCGATATATTGAACCTGATAGTTTCTAACCAGTCTGCAGGGATGCCAGAGTATTGTGTGTCGATGGTGGCAGACGATCTGCCCTCCATGCGCCAATGTCTTATTTTACGGTTAAAGTCAGCCTCCGCTAACGCAATGAAGTTAGGGATGGCAGACGTTAAGTCATCGCGGTTTAAGAAATCCGCAATAGCCGTTTTTAATTCTGCGTATGTTGTAATTGCCATTTACTTTTTCTTTCTTGCAGTCTTAGCCGCCTTCTTAAAAGCCTTTGCCGTTGGTGCGCCCTTTGCGCCAACCTTCCGCATCTTCTCCTTACTTCCCGCCTTAATGCGCTTTCGCTTGGCGTGGATGTTAGCGTATAGTCCCTTCGGCATTGTCATATCCTTGTTACAATTTTTACGATAATAACATTGTTTTGTTATTACTCATAATTGTTTTTACCATTTTACTTTATTTGCCCAATAAGCGGCAGACATCTTGCCCTTTGCAATGTTCTTGCCGTGACGAGCCTTAAATGACTTGGCTCTCTTGGTCATCGTCTTGTCGCCTGTCTTGCCTTGCTGACCAAATCTAATCGTCTTAATCTTATCGCCTGACTTGGCAACCACAACGTGCGACTTGGTCTTGTGGCTCGGTGTGCGCTTGGGCTTGTTGTAGCCTGACACGCCTACTCTGCTTAGTCTGCTGTCTTTAGTTGGCATTAGTTAAGTATTCCTTGTTGTGGCTGTTGCTCTTCCTGTCGCATCATTCCTGCGCCAAGTAATCCTGCACCTGCGATTGGGGCGACCATTCTCATAGTGCTATCACCTTTACTAAAAGATTTGTTTAGTGGTTTTTCTGTCAGCCAACTAGGTGGTGTAAAGCCACCTGCCAATTTTTCTATCTCTTTCAAAGCAACATCATGCGATATCGCTCCATTATCAACAGATTTCCACAAACTATCCACTAAGGCTTTGTTTTTTGGTGTTTTAAATTGAGGAGGGAACAAACCTCTTACAGCTTCCCATGTAATAGATTGCATTTCTCTTGGCAAATAACCATAATCTTTTGCCAAATCTCTATAAGAGTCAGCTATTAATCCATACATACCTTGGCTGCCAGTTTTAGCAGACGATCCACCTTTCATCCCTAACCCACTAGCAGTCAAATCGTCAGCACCAGAAAGAGGACGCATATAAGCGGCGGCTATAGCGTGTGTATCTACTGTAATATCTCCAAAATCGCTATAGGGGACTTCAATGTTATTAAAAAAGTTTCTTACTTTATGTCGCGTTCCCATAGCGTCTGAAAGTGTCTTAAAGTCACCATTACTCTCTAAAGCTATAACAGCTTTCTCTATTTCATTAAAACCACCCCAACCAATACTCGCATCTTCACCTGACTTAGTTTTTATAAAATCACCTAAATCACCTTCAGGTGTTACAGACCTGTATTTTTTGGGCGAATTTGCTTCATCAAAAGCTCTTATCCACATGGCTTTTTGCTGCGGCGTTTCAAGGTCAGCATAAGTCTTTCCCTTAATACTATCCCAAGTAGGTTTGTTTTTTGGTGATGTGAATGTTGGATATTTCTCTGCCACTAATGACATATTATCTGACCAAGGTGTATTTCTATTCCTAATAGCAGCATTAGCAACACGTTCAGCTAATGACACATTCTTGAACCAATCCATCTGTGGTGATAGTGCCGCAAGTACGCCTGACATAGATGCTCTAGGAACACCAAATTCCTGTCCTAACTCAGAGGCTATTCTGTTTGCTCCCGCATACCACTCTTTGCCTCTATCCCTATATTCAACTGGTAATCTGTCTGTTACAAATCGCAAATTTGCTTTTTGCATTTCTTGTAAATATTTCGCACCTTCTTCTGGGTTCATGCCTTTTAATGCTTGCATACCTGAATAATTAGACACAAAATCAAGATTATTCTTTAAAGTTCCACCTTCGACCATTGATTTTGTGTCAATTATCAAATCACCATTAAGACCAGTATCTACAATATTTTTGGCTGTTGGTTGTCTAGTTGATATTCGTCCAACAGTCTCAGGAGGATTTTCACTAACAGTAATTCTGTTAGAAACATTTGGCTCATCCAACAACCCTTTAACTGGCTTTGTCACCTTACCACTGGGGAGAACGTCTGCGATACCAAGTCCGAGTAACCCAAGAGAAGTGATAGCATTAGCCGAATATTTATCAGCGATATTCATAGCCTCAGTGTTATCATCGCCTTGAAATCTTTGTAGTGCTGCATTTCCATAGTACGGCAGAGATGCGCTAGTATTTTCATAAGCACTCACAGCAGGATCAGCGATGCCATAATACAAACCCTTCACATAACCTACAGGATTGGTAACTGTATCAAGTACGCCCTTTGCAACAGCATTACCAACATCCCTCTGAACAGAATCTTGAAGCGGTGGCAGATAATTACCGTCAACGTAATGCCGCATATCAAAAGGCTGTGACGGTGAAAATGATGGCTTGCTACTGAAATATTCATCCGCGCTACGAGATAGCGCGTCCCAAAGATTTAAGCCTCGTTCTTTTAAGTTGTCATATATAGTAATGCGATCAGCCATCTTTATCTTCTTTAACTATCACACGCTCGATAACTTGCGGTGTCATGGATTTGTCTGAACTGGTCAAATCGATTTTTTGTTCGCCTGTCCATTTCATCTGAGATTTAGACCACCAGATTGCCGCTGACGTATCACCATCAACCGCCTTTTGAAACAATGACCGCCCAACCTGTGCTGATGCCTTCGCCTTGCCCTCGATCAATTCCTGCTTGAAATGCTTTTTAAGTGTCTCCGCATCGATGCCACCGCGAATAGTTGAAGCAATCTGTTCATGCGGAACGCCAAATCCAGCCATCATTTCCACGTTGCCGCGTTCGTCTTTTGTGGGCTTAAATGGCGGTCTACCGCCCTTATTCTTTTCCGCCACTGAAAAAATCCTTTTATTACTCCTAAAAACCTCGAAATTATAACACGATTTGCGATGTTTTTAAAAAAAAATAAACTTTTTTCATTTTTTTGCTTGCAATATTATTTTGATACTTTATATTTGTTTATACAAACACAAACAAAAGGAAAATAAAATGACAACTTTTAAAAACCCGCAGATAACAACTTGGAAATCAGGTACTAAAGAAATCACAGCTTTAATGAACGGTGGTCCGATAGTTTATATTAAAGTAAACAAGCATGGACGTGCCTATGACAGTACGTTCAAAAGAGGCACAAGATTTTTTGCAGAATTTGAAAAAGAAGCACAAAAACTATTAGCTTAATTTTATTAGAGGGGCTGTTCAGCAGCCCTTCGCATAAGATTAAAAAAATCTTAAACTGGCAATGATGCCAACAAAAACGGAGAAAACAAAATGATAATAGAAACTTTAAACCAATATCAATTCGTTGATAAATTCAAAGCAATCAGACCCGATAACTTTACTTATGAGGGATTGCAAGCACTCTTTACTGCTATAGAGGATTGTTCGGAAAGTATGGGAGAAGATGTAATATTTGATCCAATCGCTATTTGTTGCGATTTTACAGAATATGCCAATTTACAAGCAATTATTGATGCATATGACTGCGTAAACTCTGAGGAAGATTTACACGACCACACCACGCCTATTTATATTGAAGGTACTGACCGCATCATAATTTTAGATTTTTAAGGGAGATTTAAACAATGAACCATTCATATATTATCACGGATAAAAAAGGTAACGCAGTTTTTGAAACCTTTAGCAAAAAAGTGGCAGATAAAGTGAACACCGACAAATACACAGTTCAGACAGCGTATGATTACTTGTGCGCTTTGAACGAAAAAATAAAATCATCAGCCTAATTTTATCAGGTAGCCATCGCAAGGTGGCTACTCAATAAGATTAAACAATCTTAACTAGGCAATGATGCCAAACAAAACGGAGAAAATAAAATGACAATTTATGTAAAAAGTGTAACGTCCCACGGAGACTGTGCCATATTTGAATTTCTTGATAAGAAGGACTTAGCGAGATATGCGAGTGAAAAATCAGATATTTGGGTAAAATCTAACATGAATATAGAAGATATTCTAGACGAACTTTACGACACACACATAATACCAAGCACAGGCAGTGTACGGCACACTCGGATAAGCCGCAAGGATGCCATCCAAGCTATTTGTGATGGCGCAACTAACGACACTTGGTTAGAAGTAACAAGAAGGGAAATATAAAATGAATAATTCAACAAAAAGCATTTCAAGCATATTCGAGGTTATCGGCTTAGATGATGAAAGTAACAAAAAAATTAAAGATGCCATTGCAACGCAAGTTTTAGAAAATCTTAAAAAAACAAAAAAAGAGAAATAAAATGACATTTCAAGTCAGAAATAGAGGATCAAATTTTAACCGGTACGGAGAAACCGCATCGACATGGGATAATTTAATAAAAGAGTTTGAGACAAACGAAGAAGCCCAGGCATACGCAAAACATCGCAATTATGGCGCAATGTACGCATCATTTTTTGTTAAGGAGAAATAAAATGTCGATACAAGATCAATACAACGCACCAACAGGAAACCATCGCATGACAGTTAACCCGCAACGCAGGGATGGAAAGTTTCCAGTAACTTATATTTTCGCTAGTGGCAAACGCTTCAACAAATTACTAAGCCGCGAAAAGATTGAGTCTGAGATAGCAAGTGAAGAATATATAGTTACGCTTACAGGCAACACACCTTACATTTTTTACTAAAGAGGAAATATAAAATGATAAAACTAATCAAAGATAACTTCAAAATGTCCTTAATCGAATTCATATTAGGCAGTTTCGCCTTTGCCGCCTTCCTATTCTCAATGGCAGTTCTTATTCTTCTTGGCGGCTCATTACTATAGCTAAAAAAGTAGAGGCTACCGGAGAAGGAGAAACCGGTAGCCTCTGAAAGGAGCAGGGAAAAACAAAATCAAAAAACCCTGCCCCTTTTTTATATCACGATTTTTTTAAGTCGCAATAACTTTTAAAACGGTATCTCGTCATCCTTCCACTTTACTTTTTTAATTTCACTGTCTGGAAACAATTTTTTGATTTTGGGAATTTCGTTTTTCTGACCCTCAAATAATCTCACAATTCTTGCGATCTCGACTAAGCTGTAAGTTGTAATGCCCTTCTTTTTGGTCAGTGAGGCATCGCCACTATCTTTAAAAATCGCTATTTCTAAGGGCGGCTTTCCGTGTTCCTCATCAACACAGGCGATCCATACGTCAGGAGGAAACGGCTTGTGACCGTTCTTCATAGCCTCCTTCTCTAACGCTTGCCACCCGCGCATCATAACGCCTATCTTATTAACTGCCTCCTGTGGGTTTTTCTCGTAGGCGATAGCCGCATCCATTTTCGCCTTGGCTGTCTGAAACTTTGCTGCTGTCTCCGGTGAGACCAACTGAGGTAATCGGTCATATCCCCATCGTGTCTCCAAGTCACTCACAAGTTTATCATACGGCTTTAACGCACCGTGAATAATATCGTGATCCCATTTATTTCGCTCAATGTACGGATCAAATTTTCCGATTGCCTCTAAGTCATCGCGTGATTTTCTTTTAGTCTTTGTCATTATAATACTCCTCTAAAATTTTTTTTATTGTTGGTACTGGCATATGAAAGTGATCTGCCAACTCCTCAAGTGATTTTTCAGGAAAAAAGTAATGGCTTGTTTTTATTGCGTTATACAATTTCTGTTTTTTATCCCAAAAAACTTTTGACTGATTTATCTGATGAACTCGCGTTCTAGAAATACCAAATTTTTTTGCTATTGCCGAAACTGTCTTTCCATCATCAATCATTTTTAATATTTTAAGATTTCTCTCTCTTTTTGAATGGCTACTACTCCACAACATTTATTCTTTATCCCTTAACTTATAAGAAATGTATGGCGTATATTCTTCCTTAACTTTATAGACTTCAATATTTTCAATCTCTACGTTATCATCTAATAAATCTTGAATTGCTAAATAAAGAAAATCTTTCGCACACCAAAC